GTTGTTGACTGAGAGGGGTAAGCCTCTCGGATGAAGTTTACATCCTTCGGCAAAAGGAACTCGTAGTCCCCGTCTCCGTCAATCACAGACAAAGAAAACACAGAGAGAAAGTCTGATGGCTGAGCCAAGAACCGGTTCGAAGCTGTCAGGGTGCCTGTGACGTTCCTGCGGAGATCTGGGATCTGTACCGCACGATTGATTCGTTCTTCGGCCTGCCTAACGAACGTGGGGATCTGAGAGACAAAGGTTGTCTCATCGTTCTCCGTGTAGTCCTGTATTGCTTGAACCAGTTCTGAGTAGTTCATTCGCTGTCCATGTACAGATTATCAAAGGTTATTTCGGGGTCCAGATAACTGGGGTGCCCTTCAGCCGAGTGCGTGTATTGACTCGGTGTAAAATCAGGTGCGCCTTCTCCTGTCCTCCACAGTGCAGGACTGGTTGCTCTCACTCGATTGTTCGGGAGGGCAACGATGTTTCCTGTCCAAGGTCCCTCAGTGAGGTACATCACGTGGGACTGTTTGTGTTGGTCTGGGGAGTCTGCGATCTCATGGTCTGTGTAGTCCACTGTGAACATGTATCGGGCGCCATAAAATTCATGATTGACCTTCGCCAACCAAGGGCTTGAGCTGACTCGGTTGAATACTACAGATTCATGGTTCCGAGACATGCAGTCCCAAGGTTGCGCGATATGGTCTTCCATCCGGTCTGGCCATTCCTCGAGCTCGATGTCAGCAACGAGCGCTTGGATGGGCATCCTTGCCCACATGGCTCCGCCATGAACATTTTCCATGTCCTCTTCATGGTCAACCTCACACCCCGTGAAGACGACCTGAAAGCTCAAAGACCGGTCTGGAATTGTGTTCACCGCAAAGGCTATCGCGTGGATGAACTCCCCTTGATAGCGCATATGATTGCAGGTGAACTCCCTGCGCACCCAGCACTTAAAGCTGGGGCAATTGGATACTAGATATGGCATTAGCCACCTCGCGTGAAACGTCCTCCTTTAGTCGCCGCGCCCATGCCGCGAGCAACTCCTCCACGCGAGTATCCCTTAGTTTTCTTCATGGCGCCACCCTTGGCGTAGCCCTTGGTCTTTTTCATGGCACCACCTTTGGCATAGCCCTTGGTTTTCTTGGCCATGCCGCCTGCGGCCATCTTGCCTTTGCCATCTGCCGCAAATGCTGGGACCTTCTTGCCATCCTTCATAACCATTGGCATCTTGCCGCCTTTGGCATAACCCTTGGTCTTCTTCATGGCACCGCCCATTGCGTAGCCTTTTGTCTTCTTCATAGCGCCGCCTGCCTTGGCCGCGATTGGAGAATCAGCAGTTGACTTGACGCGAGGTGCTGGCTTCTTGGCGGCTGGTTTTGCGGCTGGTTTTTTAGCCGAAGTCTTGGAAGGCGACTTCCGCATCGTACCACTTGTGATCTCTTTCGAGCTCATGCCCCGATAAGGACTGCTCTTGGAGCCTGTCATCTTGGACACTTCGGTCTTGGGTGGAACTTTGATATTGGCTCCGGCCCGAATCTGATTGGCATTCTTGATTGATGGATTCATTTCCATCAGTTTTTTCACGGTCGTCCCGCGAGACTTTGCGATCTGAGATAACGTATCTCCTGATTTGATTTTATACGCTCCAGACTTTGCCTCTTTGGCCGCCTGTGCTGATCTCCGGAACATTCCCGGTTTACGTTCTGCCATGATGCTCTCCTAAGTAATGCTGACAGTTACTTGCCCGGCACTGGTGATCAGTGCATCTGGTGGGCCATAGGTCTCCAGTGTTTGTGTATTCAGAGCAGGGTAGCTGAATGTCACTGGTTCTTCGAAGCGATCCGGTCTTGGGTCTCTGAGTGCCTGTGGATCGTTAATCTTTACTCGGCCGAGGAAATTTTGCGGATGATCTGGATCAACCACATCTTTTCCCACCCTGAATCCCGTCTTAACCCCATCTCGAATCTCATAGATGAGATCCTTTAACGGATAACGGAATCCTGTTCTGTCACAAAAGCCAAATGCTTTTCGGGCTTTCGCATACTTGCTCATTACACACCTGACGTATAGAAGGTGTCGAACGGAACAAACTGAATAGAGGCGCTCTCTTGGTCTTCACCTGCCGCCAATTCAAACTGATACTCGTACTCTTGCTTCAAGAGAGGCAGTCTGTCAGCAACCATGGGCTTCTTCATCGCAATGTAGTAGGCAAGCCCCGAAACCAAGCAGGGCACGAAACGAGGAGGCACATCAGCCGTTCCGTGTGTAGGTTGCGGTACCTGAGCTCAAACTAATTGTTCCGGGCTCGATTGTCCACAAGTTTAGCCCTCGGTTCTGCCACTCAAGTGTGAGCAGGTTCAGGGAGCGACGAGCAGTCTTCAGGTCGTAGCCTGTGCGCATCTCCAGTCCAGCGCGCTCAAACGCTTCTTCGAACAGCTCTGGCAGATCTGGTGTAACGACTGACATACTACGCCTTTGTCCTTCCTCTTATCGCAATTCCGTCACGCATACAGCGCCCACCGGATCTTGCTTTCTTGACCTTTGCCTTTGGGGTGTTTGCAACAAACTGTTTTCCCTTGGCTCCTTCCCGCTTCTTCTTTTGAGCGGTTGACTTGCGTTCTGACTTGGATAGGCTCTGTGCTTTCTTGCGTGGCAAACAACGGTCTGGGTTTTTCTTGTTCTTTGAAGATCCACACTCTCCGGCAATGTTGCCCTTGGAGTCAATGCGGACCCAGTCCTCTTTCAGCCACTTCTTGAGCTCGCCCATTACTTGCCCTTCCGCTTCTTGCCTTTCGACTTCTTGGCGTAGTTCGGATCTTTGCAGTACTTGGATGCGGCAAGGTTTGCGTATGCACTTGGGTACTTGTCAAATGTGCGCTTGGCCCATGCCTTGCCCTCTGGGCATATCTTGCCGCCCTTCTTCATTTCTGCGACGAAAGATCGATTGGGTGCCATTCGCGTTTGATAATCCCGGACCGCTTCAACGTCTCTTTCATCAGAACCAGTTGAGGGGATGCCTCTTTTTTTTTGAGGGTTTCCTGTCAACTGCTTTCCCATTTGAGAGCGACTGATCATCGCATAACCCCCTTGGTCTTCCCTCGTTGCGCAAGACCGTCTCTGCTCTTCTTGGTGACCTTGCCGCCCTCTTTCATGGCTCTTGCCATCTTGGGCGGATTGAAATAGTCATGCTCTGGGTCCACACCGGGCCGGTATCCCGGCTTTGGCATTGTGACCTTGCGTCTCTTTGTGGCAGTCTTGGTACCACCCATCTTCTCTGCCATTTCTGGCGCATACTTTCCAACAACGTCACGAAGAGAGTCAAAATCTTTTTCAACAATACCCTTAAAGAAACGAAGGCCGTCCTTGCCAGACATGTTGATATGCTTGCTCTTTGCCATCACTTACTTCGCTTTGCTCGGGTCCTGCCTTTCATGGCACAACCGTCAATGCCTTTTGAAACCTTTCCGCCAGCCTTCATCATCTTGGGTGCCTTAGCCATTCCGGCAGGCTTAGCCATTCCGGCAGGATCGACAGGTTGATTGCGTGGGTTTTGTACGATGTCGTTTCCATCTTTTCGGGCGGCTTCAAGAGCCTGACCCAGTACGCCACCAATACCGATATTCTTGAGTCCCTTGATTCCATCATCGGCTAGTGCCGCAACAGGAGAGACTGCTTTAAGTGCTTTCTTGAACATTACCATTTAACCTTATGTGTTGTGAGCTATAGCCTTACATACTTCAATGAAGTAATCATTGTCGTAATGTTGTTTCATCATATTCACGTGTTTGTGAACAATTTGTATGTTGTCAACTGTGTATCCTTTGCCGGAATCTATTCTGTCAATTGACGCCGTACTTGCTTGATGGTGTCCATTTTCGTTCCACCCAACAGGCCATCCTGTGAGGGCGCATGAGAAGTCTTGACTCTCGAATACTTGCCAGACATCTTCTATGCTGACGCTAAACTCTAAGCTCCTGTCAGTGGCAGAACTTTTGAACGCCTTGAACCAAGACACCCGGATGTCTTTATAAAACTTAGATCCATTTGTGGCAGTGTCTTTTTGTGTGCATTTTTTGCATCTTTTGCCTTGAGCCAAAGATGTTTCTGCGTACCATTTGCGAAGATAACTTTGCATTTCTCCACATGATGGGCACGGCTTGTACCACCTGCCGTCACTTCCCTTTTTTAGTGACTCTTCCACCTGAGCTCCATTTTGTAACGTGGCTCCAGTAACGGGCCGAAAGCTTTGATGGCTTCGGGTCTTGGGCGTTGTGCCTTGCGTAGTACGATTTCTTCCGTGCCTTGTCTTTCGCGGTCGATGGGCTCTTGCCTGCACCTTTCACCCCTTGTTGACCAAAACGAATGAGCTTATGCTTATCCCCTTCCTTGGCCATAACAACATGAGATTTTGTTTTATGGCTCGGGGTCTTCTTCGGCTTATTCACGCCGCTGAGGCCGAGCTCCTTCATCTTGTTCTTGACGCGCTCTGGGGTGGCCATTACGCCGCTCCATTATTTTTTACAAGTATAATGTCGTACGCTGTTGTAATCCGAGCATTGTTTGATCGGACCGTTGCGCGAACGTCAATGTCAGTTTTTTCTGGTGCTCGAAACGGGGCAGTGAACGCGTAGTGATACTCTCCG